GGTGACGACGACATCGATCAGGGTCAGCACCTCATCCCGGGTGTAGTCCGCCAAGGGCCGCTCCATGCCGATGGAGCCGACGTACTCACCCAACGGCGACAGGCACGCCCGCATGGCCGCCAGCTCCATGTCACTCGGGTCGATCATGCGTGCCTCCGTCTTGTTCATCAGCTTGCAGAACGCGTCCTGACAACGGCGCGAACAGAACACCCACTCGTCCGAGTAGCGTTGTGGGTCGCCCGGTTTGATCTGAGGGTTGAACCAGCCGTACCCCTTGGCCTTGCGGTAGCAGATCGCGCATTTCACGCAGCCTCCCGATGGCTGTCGTTGGCCGCGACCACCAGCCGCTGAATCGACGACTTGTTGAACTGGAACGCCAACAGGGCCGATGCCTGATAGCGGGTCATCCCGAAGTCCGCACGCATCTGCTCGGGGAGGTAGCGCAGTTGCTTCTCGGTCGGCGGCTCGTTCAGCCAGCGCCGGGTCTTGTGGGCGGAGTCGGCGGACTCGTGGTCGTTGAGCCAGTCGTCGGCCTTGGCCATGCACACCGTGCGCTCGCCGACGGCCAGCAGGTGCGGCCTCAAATCCTTGCCGCCGCCGACGGCGTGCCAGCGGCCATTGAGAAAGAAGATGCCGCCCCATGCGCTGAAGCCGGTGGCCATCAGCGCGTCGTCATGCCCGAACAGGTCGCACCAGCGGAAGTTGGAGCGCTTGAGCAGATCGATCTCGCTCATGACGAAGTCCGCCAGAACGCCACAGTCCTGCGGCTCGCGCTCCCACACGTGGCCGCACAGAGGGCACTCCATGCAGGCCAGCGGAACGATGGCGCCGCACTCCGGGCAGTCCTTGGTCGGCGCATCACCGTCGCCCTGATGCCCGTCGAGGCTGATTTCCTGTTCGAGAGATCCGTGCATCAAGCTGGCCGTACCGAAGTCCAGCACGATGCAATCGGTCTTGATGACGCCAGGGAACTCCTCCGGGGCCACGGTGCGCAGACCGCGACCGACCATCTGGATGAAGGTGGACTTGTAGGAGCTGGGGCGCAGCAGGACGACGCAGCGGGTGGGCGTGTAGTCGTAGCCCTCGGTCAGCACCGCCACGTTGACCACGACCTGGGCGTGCCCAGACTCGTACTCGGCCAGGCGCGCTTTGCGATCGCCATCGGACAAATCACCGTGGACGAGGACTGCATGCACACCGGCGTCGACGAAGGCATCGCAGACGTTTTGTGCATGGGCGACCGTCGAGCAGAAGATGATGGTCTTGCGCGACGACGCATTCGCCTTCCAGTGCTTGATCACCGCCTCGGTGATCAGCCGCTTGTCGAGAATGGACGCGACCTCGTCCATGTCGAAGTCCATCGCGGTGCGGCGGACGTTGCGCAGTGCGTCCTGCACGCCGACGTCGATCACGAACGTGCGCGGCGCGACAAGGTGCCCGGCGGCGATCATCTCGCCCAGCGTGATCTGATCGGCGACGTTGGAGAAGACCTCGCGCAGCCCCTTGCCGTCACCGCGATTCGGGGTGGCGGTCAGGCCGCAGATGCCAGCCCGAGGATTGCGGGCCAGCACCGTGTCGATGACGGCCCGGTAGGTGGGCGACGAAGCGTGGTGCGCCTCGTCGATCACCAGCAGATCCAAGGTCGGCATCTGGTCGAGATGGGATTGACGCGACAGGGTCTGCACCATCGCGAACGTCGCCTGACCGCGCCAGGACTTCTCGTTGGCATCGAACACGGACGTGCTCATGCCGGGATTCACACGCGAGAACTTGTCCCGGTTCTGGCCGGTCAGTTCGGTGCGGTGGGCGAGGATGCAGGCCTTCGCATCGGGCTCGACCAACACCCTGCCGGTGACCGCCGACAGCATGATGGTCTTGCCCGACCCGGTCGGCGCGACAGCCAGCGTGTTCCCGTGCTCATCGAGCGCCGCAAGCGTGCGCTCGACCAGGAGGGATTGGCGGGGACGGAGCATCATGAGCGTGGCCCTCCGTCACTGCGCCCAGCTGGGGCGGCCCGGAACGGGTGCCCTGCCGGTGGCCTGCGCATAGGCGTTGGGTGCGCTGGGTGCATTGGTAGAGGGTGCCGGCTGACGCGCACCGCCCATCAGCGCGGCGTAGTCCTTGTGGTCCGGCGTGATGGCGGCCTTGATGACGCTCTTGTCCTGGCCGTTCTGGTCCTTCTCCCAGTCGACCTTGCCCAGGAACTCGATGCCATCCAGATCGGCGAATCCGCCGATGCGGCGCGCGTTCTGTGCAGCAGGGCTGTTGTCGCCGGGGTGCACCCCACGCGCCGAGTTGAGGATCGCCTTGACGAAGGTGCGGCCCATGTTGGCCCATTCCGGCCCCTTGGGGCTGTGCAGGCCGATGAGCGACCACATCTTGCGGCGGGCGAACTCGCCGTCCGTCACGACGAACTCGCAGTTCAGGTAGACCGAACCGGTGTTGTCGTTGCGGGTGGCGTAGCCGCCAGTCCAACCCTGGGATGCGTCATCGAAGCCGCCCGGCTTGATGGTCATGCGGACGCGCACCCGCGTGCCCTTGGGGATCGGGTCGAAGGACGTCTGTTCGGAAGCGGAATTGAAATCGAAGTAGGTCATGATCAGGACTCCTGCGTCGAAATGGATGCGGGGGTGGAAACGGGCACGGGGCGTGCGAAATCGAGTCGCTCGGTGGCGGGTCTGGCAGGGCCGGCGATCTTTTCCATCAGGCGGCCGAGGTGCGGCTCCTCGATGGCGTCGAGCCGACCGGAACGGTCCTTGGCCGGGTAGTTCCATGGGTTCAGCGTGTGGCAGACGAACGCCCGGTAGCCGCTGCCGTCGTCGGCCTTGAGTTCGGCGAGGGTCACGACCTCGTCGACGATGCCTGGCAGTTCCAGACCGGTCTTGGAGCCGTCGATCTGCAGCGAGAACACCCGGCGATTGAAGTCATCCAGCCGCTCGTCGAGGATGCCGACGAACCACACGTTCTTGCGGCGCGTGTGCTGCAGGTGGGTGAGCCAGCCGATCATTTCCTGGCCCATCAGTCCATACGCACCCCGGCTGTCGGGTTTGCCGGTCTTCTCGGAGTAGGCCTGCGGCTGGCCCTTGCACCACTGCAGGCACAGACGTCCGGCCACGGTGATCGAGTCCACGAAGACGGTCTCGTACTTGTCCAGGACCGACGGATCGCCGAAGCGCGCGCATACGGCATCGAAGTGGGCCTGGCTGAACGGCTGGTCCTCGCGCAGCGCGGGGTTCGGCCCGCCGATGTACACCGCGAAGTCCCGGCACTCCTGCCAGGTGCGCGGGCGGATCGCGTCGCCCGCCCAGCCTTCGACGGCGAGATCCCCGGCCTCGAGGTCGAAGAACAGCGTCGCCGTGGGCTTCAACGTCCACAGTTGCGAGGTCTTCCCAAGACCGCTCTTGCCGACGAGCACGCCCTTGACGCCGCGCTTCTCGGCCAGGCGCTGGTCGGCGGAGATGATGGGGAGGCTCATGAGCGGCCCCCTTGGTCGGCGAAGGCCTCGTCGACCCGATGCGCGCCCAGCGCGCCGCGTTTGCGGGCGAGGTCGTAGAGTTCCCGCAAGGCGTTCATGTGGTGGCTGATGGGCCGGACTTCGTTTTCGAGGGTAATGACGGCGAAGGCGATCTGGTCCAGGGTGGCGTCTTCGATGGCCACATCGGCGCCATTCGCTTCGATCCGTTCCGGCAAGGACTCCAGCAGATAGGGGTGCTGGGTTTTCAGTTTTTCGTGCAGGGTGCGGTTCTTGAACATGGTGGTCACTCCTCGATCAGGGCGAGACGGAATCCGGGTTTGCCGGTCTTGAGAGTGCGGGCCGGGGCGAAGGCGCCCTTCATCGACTCGGGCCAAGCGTTGAACTTCGTTTCCGAGACGCGGTAGCCGATCTCGACGTACTCCGCCGGGTTCTCACCGCCCTCGGCGATGCGGCGCACAATCTCGGCGAGGCGCTGCTGATCCCACTCGACCCGCTTGGGCAGGTCGGTGGTGATGCGCACGTGGCCGTCGTCGAAATGAACGACGCCGGTGTCTTTTCCGGCGGCCAGGCGCAGGGCCTTGGCGCGGTCGGCGTACTTGAGATCCAGCGCGCGGTCGACGTGCTCGACGATGGCCTTGGCGGCAGAAAGCAGGTCAGCGGCGTCGTTCTTGAGCTGGAACAGCGATTCGCTCGCAAGCGCGGCGAGTTCGCCGGCCGGGGTGGTCAGGACTTCGTCGGGGGAGATGCGGTTCACAGGGCACCTCCGGCATTGACGCGTTCAGAGGTGCTCTTGCGCAGGCTCTCGGCCTCGTAGGCTTCGATGTCCTCGATGCGGTACAGGACGCGGCCTTGGAGCTTCAGAAATACAGGGCCGATGCCTTCACAGCGCCAGCGTTCGAGACAGGCTTCGCTGATACCCCAGCGGCTGGCCAACTCGACTTGATTCAGGTGTTTGACACTCACGATGCACTCCTTCTGGTGGTTGCGAATTCGTGAGGTCAGTTTCGAAGTCGGCCTGTGCGGGCGTCTGCCGCCGCCATGTACGGGCTGATGTACGGGCGCAGCGATTGCGGATAATTTCGAGGTCCAGAAAGCAAAAAACCGCCCGAAGGCGGTTGTGCGTGGTGCTGCCAACAGGTGGCCGGTCAATCTCGGCGGAAGCCATACTTCCCCTTTTCAGGGTTGGCGATGTAGTCCTCCCAGTCCGTGTTGCCGCTGAACAGGTTCTGCATGCGCTGGCTGCGAGCGGTCTTCTTGTCTGCATAAGCAGCGCCGAGAATTTCGGCAGCGGGCAGGAGCCACCTGTCGTTCGTTGCCTGCTCGAACATGTAACGGACTGCCGCTGCCTGCCGATCTCCTTTGATCGTCCAGGGCTTGGTCTTTGTGCGGATGGTCAGTGTGTTGGTGTATTCGTCAAAGTGCACCGGCAATACGGGTCTGATGGCGCCATCGGGCGGGGTCGCCAGAATGCGATGCAACAGATCCATGTCGATGCATGGCGTCGCGACGTAATCGACGATTGCATCTCGAAGCGACGCGAATCGGTAGCTGCGAGGTGGGCGCACAAACTGCGGTAACACTCCGCCGGACGACAAAATCAGGCCCTGCTCAGGAAGACTTGTCTGGCTGAAGTGCCGAAATACATCTTCGACCGATTGCGCCAAGCCGCGAACGAGCCAGACGTCTGTCATGGCGGGCCCAATCCGGGCTTTCCCCAAATGCCAGAGGGCATCGTCCAGCAGTGGCGCATCTATCCCTTTGCGCAGCGCCTGCGCGATACCAAGGAGATCGGCGATGGTGTTCAGAATTGCAGCGGGCCGAACGCGGTAGACGGCGACTTCGGCAGCGGGGACCAACTTCCACCGAAAGGTCTCGGGGCAGCGGTAGCGATAGCGATCAGCCTGGTCGTCTTCCGTCAGGTCGACGTGAACGCGATCATCATCGAGCGGTGCGGGGTAGCTCCCGGCGTAGCCGACGCAGTCGGCCCATTGCTCCAACTGCTTCGGGGTCAGGGACTTCTGGCCCAGGACGCGCCACCCGGGCACACCACGAAGCCGTTGTCCGTCGCCGTCGGAAATCGGCTGCCCCGACTGCTCGAACAGGTCGATCAGATCAAGCAGCGACAGTGTCGACAGGGGCTTCGACGACATGGTCGATCTCCTTCACCAGATGCCATTTGGCCAGCAGGCGGTCGCACAGCGCCCGATCCTTTTCCCGCTTGGTCTTGATGTTGCACTTGTTGTCGTCGCGCAGGATCACGGTGATCGTCCGCGCGCGGTCCTTGCCCACCTTTTTCAGCTTGATGGCCAGCTTGGCGTAGTTCATGTGGTGATCGCGGAAATCGAACGTGGAGCTGATCAACGACCGGGCTGCCGTATAGATGTCGTCGGCGTCCTTGGTCCAGATTTTCACCAGCAGCGACCGCCCGTTTGCAGCGGAGTAGCCGAGTTCGACGACCTTGACGGACGCCACCGGCTCACCGGCGAGATCGAAGTTTCGTGGCGCCGCCAGGCTCTGGTAGTCGTATTGCTTGAGCGGAATCTTCTCGCCGGTGATGGGCGATTGCAGCAGGGCATCCGCCACGATGCGCGCCAGCGCTTCGCGGCCCGCCGTATCCTTCGACAGAACCTCCAGGTACCCATTCGCGGGCTCGTAGGTGATGTGTGATGACACCGCCCGGATCACCTCCTGCGGCACCAGTTCGCTGGCCTGCACACGGTCGATGATCTCCGGTGGGCGGTTGTGGTGGATGCTGATCTGGTAGAGGTCCACGTCTTCGCCGGTCTGCGTATCGGGCCTCAGGCGCTTGAAGATCTGGATCGCGACGGCATCATCGGAGCATCCGAGCTGTTGCGCGACGGTCTGGTGGAACGCCGTCTTGGCCGTTGCGTCGTCGAGTACCGCAAGGTTGGCGGGCGCGATGAAACCGGAGTAACAGGACGCACTTTGTCGAAAGACGTCGGCTTGCCGGGCGCTCAGCGCCTCCTCGAAGATTTCCGGCTCGTGGATATGGAGCCACAGGGCACGGTGGTACTGGTTCGGGATCGCAGCGAAGGCTTCCCGTGCGGCATCATCGAAGATGTCGTCCTTGAACCCGTCGATGACGTCCTGGCCGGCACCGTCCGACAGCAGCACGATCCGCTCGGCCACTTCCTCGATCCGCTGCCGCTCACTCACCGCGAGGGCGGAGAGCACGGCTTCCATCGGTTCCCGCTGCTCCTTTTTCGGCTGCTTGGCGTCCAGCTCCGGCATGGCCAGACCGAACTCGTCCACCAGGAATTCACGGAACACCGCCGGCGGCAGGTGGCTCAGGAGCTTGGTCAAATTCTCTGCATCGTTCATCTACATACCCCATAAAGTGTGGATCGGGTTGGTATCAGCCCCTACGGCCCCTTTTTCATGCTGGGGGTGTGTAGACCGATTGCGTTCGGTGTGCCGAACGATTGAGATTATTGATGGGCGGATATTGGTTTGTCAAGCAGGTACAGTTTTGTTCGGTGTAATGGTATTATTTTCGGATTGAAGCAAACGAATGAGGAGAAAACGGTGCCATCCCCCCTGGGCGACAAGATCCGTGCACTGCGCAAGCAGAAGAAGCTCAGCCTTGAACAACTGGCCGAGCTGACCGAGTCCAGCAAGAGCTACATCTGGGAGCTGGAAAACAAAGACGATCCGAAGCCGTCGGCCGACAAGATCAGCAAGATTGCGGCGGTGCTCGAGGTCACCACCGAGTTCATGCTGACCGAGTCCACGGCCACGCCGGACGAGGAAGTGCTCGATGAGGCGTTCTTCCGCAAGTACAAGACCATGTCGGAGCCGGACAAGAAGAAGATCCGCAAGATCCTCGATGTCTGGGAAGATGAATGACGGATGCGAAAAAGCCCATGGCCGAGGCCAACCGCATCTCGGCTATGCTCAACACGGTTCTCGGCGCGGAGCGGTTTCCGGTCAAGGTCGATGAGCTGGCGCTGGAGTATTCGCGCCAGTGTTTCGCGGACTCGCCGATCGACAAGGTCCAGGGCGAGGAACTGGACGGTTTCGATGGCCTGCTGAAAGCCAACAAGGCGCGTTCGAAGTGGCTGATCCTCTACAACAGCGCCACGCCTTCAGAAGGCCGCAAGCGCTTCACGATCGCCCATGAATTCGGTCACTATATCCTGCACCGCCATCAGCAGGATCTTCTTCAGTGTGGCGACGACGACATTGAGACCGGTCACGGCAACGAAGAGGACATCGAAGCCGAGGCCGACAAGTTCGCCTCGACCTTGCTGATGCCCTTGGACGACTTCAGGAAACAAGTCGATGGTCAGCCTGTCAGCTTCGATCTGCTTGGGCACTGCGCCGAGCGCTACGGCGTATCGCTGACTGCCGCCGTCTTGCGCTGGACCGAGATCGCACCCGGGCGCGCCGTATTGGTGGCCAGCCGCGACGATCACATGCTGTGGGCCAGGTCGAACAAGGCGGCGCTCAAGTCTGGCGCCTACTTCGCGACCCGCAAGAACACCATCGAACTGCCAGGTGATGCGCTGGCGCACAGCAATAACGCCTGGGCCGGCAGCCAGCAGCAGACGACACGGGCGCAGCTGTGGTTTCCGCGTGAACCGGAAAACATGTCGATCAATGAAATGACCAGGGTTGCCGGCCAGTACGACTACACGCTGACGTTGCTGGTGTTGCCGGAAGCCGAGTGGCAGGGAGCACGCCACGACGACGAGGAGCCGGAGGAAGACACCTACGATCGGTTCATTCGCAACGGCCAGTACCCGGTGCGATAGCCAATGGGCCGCCGATCATGACAGCCCACAAGTGGCAATTCACCTCCCGTTTCCGCCGTCATGCGTTCGGCTGGCGATCCGACACGCCGATTCAGCGTATCAAGGAAGCCCTCGCGGAAATCAAGCAGGTCGCGCGCAAGGAGCCGCTGCTCGCGGCCGAGGGTGCCGTGACCCTGCTGGAGAAGCTCTCGCCAGCGCTGGAGCAGGTCGACAGCTCGTCGGGTGCCCTGGGCTCGGTGGTCAACAAGGCCATCGAGACACTGGTGCCTCTCATTGCCAAGGCAGACGTCGACGCATCCTTGCGCCAGCGTTGGCTGGAACGCTTGTGGCAAGCGCTGCAGGACGACGAAATGCCTTACATCGAACTGCTGGGCGACTACTGGGGTGAGCTATGCGTGACCCCGGAGCTGGCATCGCACTGGGCCGATGAATTTCTGCCGCTGGTTGAGCATGTCTGGAGCCCAACGGCGTCCGGGCACGGATTCTTCAAGGGTACGAGTGCCTGTCTGGCGTCCCTGTATGCGGCGGGCCGCCACCAGGAACTGCTGGCGCTGATCGACAAGGCCCCATTCAAATGGTGGCACGACCGGCGCTGGGGCGTGAAAGCCTTGTCGGCGATGGGCAAGAAAGCGGAGGCGATCCGCTATGCAGAGGAGTCGCGCGGACTTAACGATCCGGGCTGGCAAATCGCCCAGGCCTGCGAAGCCATCCTGTTGTCGTCCGGCTTGTTCGATGAGGCCTACCGCCGCTACGCCGTCGAGGCGAATCAGGGTACAACGAACCTGGCCACGTTTCGCGCCATTACCAAGAAATATCCCCACAAGCCGCACGCCGAGATTTTGCGCGATCTGATTGGCAGCACGCCCGGTGCCGAGGGCAAGTGGTTTGCCGCTGCCAAGGATGCGGGCCTGTTTGATGTGGCTGCTGAATTGGCCACGCGCAGCCCGACCGATCCGCGCACATTGACCCGTGCCGCCCGCGATTTTGCCGAGAAGCAGCCTGACTTCGCGCTCGCGGCTGGACTGGCTGCACTGCATTGGATCTCGCGTGGCCACGGTTACGAGATCACCGGCGGTGATGTACTCGATGCGCATGCGGCTCTGATGCACGCGGCCTCGAAGGCAGGCGTCGCCACAGAGGATGTCAATGCGCAGATCAGAGAGATGTGCGCGGCACCCGGAGGCCGGTTCTTGCAGACCATCCTGGCCCGTCATTTGTCGAGCTGAGCATCACCGCTTTTTGAAATGACCCGCACCAGCCCGCACGCCTTCGAAACTCCCTCATGGCGTCGGCAGCAGTTCATCCGGACAATTTCACTGCAT